ACAAGTCATTCAATGGAGTGTCGGAAGATAACTTTAAAGAACAACAGAATTGTACCGGCCAACAATGTAAGGATTGTCTGTTGTGTTACACGCCGGATACTATTCCCATCATTGTGGAAGCTGTAAAGAAATCAGACTTGTACGGTGACAAGAAACGCAAGACTGTTAGTCCCGGCAAGCCTGTTATGGTGAGTCATGCCAAGCGTAAAGGCGTACACATTAGCAAGATGACGGGCAAGCTGGATGGATTGCTCGCTATCAATACCAACACTGTTACGAATACTTTCTGCCAAAAGATGAGTGGCAATACACCACGGTAGTTTCAATTACAATGTAAGTGAAAGGAAAAGATAATGGCTTTCAATAAGTACTACACCAAAGTGGAATACTCTAAGCGTCCCGATGGACGTTGGAACAAATGGCAGCAATGGTCCGCTGCTAACTGGTACGATTGGGACTTGAGCAGTGCGGAGGATGATATCCTTGCACTATGGGACTATCCCAAGTGGGTGTTAGTGGACGTTGTAGATAGGAAAGGATAAGATAATGATGACTGATATGGAACACGATGTTCATGTACGAATAAAGAAATGGTATCGAAGTATTGATGACCCATACTTTGACCATAAGCCTTGGCAACACTTGTATGACGAGGAACGTCAGATGCTTGCTGAGATGTATTGTGATTTTCTTACAAAGGATGAAGTGACATGTTAAATTTCTTTAAGAAGAAGACTAACAAGTTAAAAGTAATCGCTGAAATATATCAAGTAACACCAAGTGATGACTTGTATCATTCTCTTGGAAAGGTAAAAGGAAACAGAGAAGTTAACGACATCAATGTTTCAAGACTAAAGAAATCAATTCAAGATAATAACATACTACACTTACGTCCTATTGTAGTAAGAGAAGAAGACAATGAACTTACTATTGTAGATGGACAACATAGGTATGTTTCTGCTACATCATTAGGTATACCCTTCACTATAATGGTGGATAATAAACCTAATGATCTTAATCTAATAAACATGAACACTCATCAACGTAACTGGGGGTTGAAAGACTTTGCTAATTACTGGTCACAACAGGAAGAAACTAAGGAAGTATATAATACATACAACAAGTTAAAGAAAGAAAATAATGTGACGCATAGTATTCTAATAGCTATCTTTAATATGAAATCAAACTATAAGTCAGGATCATTTAACTTTAAAGATGGGACGTTGCTTTATAATTCTTTTAATCAAGAACATATTAGAGACAGACTGTTAAAGATTAGAAGGATGCAGAAGTGTGCAACTAATCCTACCTTTGAAAATAATATAGCAGGAAAGCAACAGTTGCATGGTGCATTGCTTGAAGCGTTAGAAAATAACACTTTTGACTTTGAAAAATTCCTTTCCAACTTGAAAAGATCAAGACATAAATTTAATATTCTACATCAAGTGAGTGACTACAAGAAAGAAATCTTTCGCATTGAAAAGAAGAGGGTTAAAAATGTCACATGAAGGTAACGATTCAAATACGGGAGAATTTGTGATGAAATTAGGATACAAAGTAATGAATTACTTTGATTACAACGGAGAAAGAGTAGTGACTAAATCAATCAAACAAATCCGCAAAGAACTACAAGACAGTGGCGACTCACACCTTCAGAATATGGAGAAGGTATTAGATGACAAGCAGATGACGTTGCTGGTCAACGCCGTTAACAACAAGCGTCAACTAGAACTACTGGAAGAGGAGTAAAGAAAATGTCAATACGAATAGGTCAAGTACCAGTACATAACGTATCAACAGTGAGACTTGTGGAACAGATAATTCCTTCCACCTCGCATGAAGGAGGACAGTTCGTTACCGTCTCTGTTATTGTAGAGGATGAAGATGGTACACGGGAAAACATTGCTACCCTGTATGGTGGCAATGGCAGCAAGATTGACATACTAGTTTAGTATGCCTATGATAATGTTAGTTATTGGTGTGGTGTGTGCTGTCGCAGGTATTGATGGCACATACCACAATGAGTCAGTGCAAGAGCATTGGCTTTCAGTTTGCATTCTATTGTATGGTATGATACTTATACTATGCAGTTATTATATGAGGAAACTTAAACGATGATGACCAAGTACGAGTTTGCAGATGAATACGAACGTAGGTTTGATGGACCATTACCTAAATGGTTCTATGATCCAATGGCATTTCAAGCAAAGTATTTAGAATACTGTGACGAATGGGAAGCTAAGTATGGAGGAAACTACGATGAAGATTAGCATGTGTGTTCTCTTGTCGCTGTTATTAACTGGGTGTATCACGCCACTGATTGTAGCTGGTGGTGCTACATCCAGTGTAGTACAACACCAACAAATACAAGACATTAAAGAAAAACTTGATGACGATGATCATCTTATAGACTACACTAGTGTAGTAAAACGATTAAGCATATTGGAAAGATCATGCAGCTACTGATAGAGGATGGTGTATGGTACAAAAGAATTATAAGTAAAGACTATGCAGATGTAATGTACACTGTTCATCCATACAACATAGATAATTTTAATTTGTATGCATGGATATGTGACGGCATCCGTTCGGTGATAGGAACGAATGATCGTATAGTTATAGAAAGATATAATAAAGACAACACTAAAGATATTATATTTAAGATGGAGGGTGAATGACTTGTAGAATGACAAAGGAAACAACAGAAGATAATGTAGTACCAGTTGAAGATTTCTGGCATAGAAAAGTAAATAAGATCAATACCTTATATGCTTATGGTGCTATAGATACTAAAGAATACATTGAAGAAATGGTGAGGCTTGGCTTCACCAAGAAACAAATACTTGATGACATGAACGACAACAAGGAAGATTGAAATGTTAGACCAACTTACTACTACCAATGACCGTGAAATCTTTTTCTCTATCTTTGAGCAAGGAGTGATAGGAAACTTTACACAAAGTCTAGCCGCTAATAAGAAGATGTTGACCCGCGCACCAAGTGGAGAAGGTGTATCGTTGGCAGATGAAACGTATTTGTCTGTAGTAAATAGCAAATATAGAGTAGTAGAAAACAAAGAACTGTTTATGCCGTTGCAAGAACAGATGGTTAATCACTTTGATCCTGAAGTATTAGAGGACATCCAGATTAAGGATCATGTATTGAAAGGTGGAGCAGTATGCTTTGCTGAATACATCCTACCCAAGATATCCAAGCCTGTCGAGACAAGGACGGGACACAAGACAGAGATTGGTCTTCGATATATTATGAAGAACAGTCACGATGGTAGTAGCAGTGCGTTGATGTACAGTGGAGACATAGATTTCTTTTGTACTAACGGACAGATCAATGGGACATTTGATGTAGCACGTGCAAGACACACAAAGAACTTTACTATCGATGGTTTTCTACGTGCATTCGATCAGAGTTTGTTGACGCACATGCATACAGTACAACTGTACCAAGTCTGGGCAGACACGCAGTTAAATAACAGTGTGAAGGTTAAAGAACTATTCAAGAAGTTAGTTAACCCTTCTATCAATCTGGAAGATAAACCTAAGAAAGCTAATGGTCTAGCTGACAGGTTGTTTGCACAGTACACTGATGAGGTACAAGAACGAGGTAACAATGTGTTCTCTCTTGTCTCAGCTATGACACACTTCGCTTCGCACGATGACGAACGGTTCGGCTTGACTAGTGCGGGTGATAATGGTACACTATTCAAGCGGCAACAGACAGTCAATGGATGGTTAAAGTCTAAGACCTTTGAAGACTTTCTTGAAGCAGCATAACTAGACACAACTAAAGGATTAGTATAATGAGTGAAAGACATTACGATTATTCTTGTCATACAGAAATTCCTAACCACATGCGCGCTTATCTTATGGATGTGGTTGACCAAGAATACTTGGAAGCTGTTGATATTGAAGACATAAATGATTTCTTAAATGGCTTGGTAGAGTGGGATGAAGACTACGAAGAACTACCTAGCTACATGACACACATTCATTAGTTGTATAGGGGCGAATCTGTTACACCAGTGTAGTAGATTCGTCCCTAACTTATAGAAAGGTAATGAGATATGATTGAAAAGATACTACCCTCTAAAGCTGCACGTGTTCAACTTGAAATACATAACGATGGTCTTTATGTAGCAGTGTATGATGATGAAGACCATCACGGTGTAAGAAACTTATTCAAAGTAGCACTAGAAGATTTAGTAAAGGATCATCTTGTAGGTTCTATACTAAATACTAGCGAACTTAAATCAGACTTAGTGTTTGAATTAGATTGTCTTATAAACTATGCTTCTACATTTAAGAAACAAAACACAGTAGACTTTAGAGACTCAGGATTTACAGATGACTTTGGAGTTAGGTTAGAGTAATGTTATTAAAAGATATAAAAAAGTTTGTTAAAGAATTATCTAGTGGTGAACTAACTCATCTTGATCCTAGTAGAGTACGTATATACTTAGCAGGATTAATTGATAGTGAGGATCAAAGAATGTCAAACTATAAGACAGGTGTTATACCTAAGTTAGTTAGTGATTTAAATGAGGTAATAGATATTACAAATGATATTCGTCCCTTAAATGAACAACAAGAAGATGGTTTATTTTATCTAGCACAACGTCTTTCTCTTGTAAGAGATAGAATTATAAAAGAGTTAACACCATGACTGAACTTGAGATTGCAAAGAAAGAGATAACAGAACTTAACAAACAGTTATATACAGAATATAAAAAGGTAAAAGAATTAATTGAACAAGTAAACTATCTAAAAGAAAAACTATCTGCAACAGAGGTGGAACTTGAACAACTATCAGAAAGAAAACTAAATGCAAGCTGAACTTATATCTTGTCTAGGTACAGACTTAACTGTTGTCAATGCAGCACGTGTATCGTTCGATAAAGAAAGTGATTGGGAAGTAAATCATAATGTACGTAGGGAGTTATCAAGTAAGGATGGTGCATTGATACGTTATCTTGCCAAGCACAATCACTTCACACCCTTCACACATTGTATGATAACACTACGTGAAACTATCCCTATCTTTGTTGCAAGACAAAGGTTCAAACATACAATAGGATTTAGTTACAACGAAGTAAGTAGGAGATACGTTGATGACATGCCAGAGTTTTATTTTCCTGATGAATGGAGAAGTAAAGCAGACAATGCGAAGCAAGGTAGTAGTGAAGAGACAGTAGATATTAACCCAAGATCAGCTATGGTTGATGACTACCATCATGCTATACAGAAATGTAAGTGGACATACCAACAGCTATTGAGTAAAGGTGTGTGTCCAGAGCAAGCACGTATGGTACTGCCTCAGTCTATGTTTACAAGTTACTATGTAACTGGATCGTTGTCTGCCTTTGCAAGAGCATACAAGTTACGTATTGACAAACACGCACAGAAAGAGATACAAGTACTAGCAGATCAATGGAATACTATCATTAAGGATTTATATCCTGTATCATGGGAAGCACTAACAGATGTTAAATAAAAAAGAACAAAAGAAAGTTGTACTAAACAAGCACCAACAAACTAGCATTGGTCATTCTAATAACACTAACCCTAAGAACAAACATAAAAAGAAAAACTGGAAGAAGTATAGAGGACAAGGAAAATGAAAAACTTATGGGAGAAAGATCGTAAGACAATCTTTCGTCAGTTAAAACAAATGTATCTTGAAGAAGGATACAGTCACAAAGAAGCTAAACGATTAGCTGAACAAGAAACAAATGAAATCAAAGAAGCAGACATGACCTTTGTTAATAGTCTGATGTATGATGATGAAGAAAACTAGATCAAAGATACGTGACCCTAACTGGCGATGGCTTCGCGCACTGGGTCATAAGACAGTTAAAGATAAAACTGTTTATGTTAGAAAGATAAAACATAAGGATAATAGTTATGTATCAGATACTAAAGAAACAATATAGAAAGTATTATGTAATAGAAGAACATGAAGATGTATTAGATGCTAAAGATAGTATGGATAGTATAAAGCTATTAGTATCTCATCTAAAATATAACATTAAAAAATCTATATGTACTAAAGCATCTGAATATTTTTCAGTAGATAGTAAACCTCGCACTTACTTTAAGATGGTAGAGAAACTATGAAACGTAGATGGGGTGAATGGAAAGTGTTATCTTGTCATGCTAAAGAGGACAATCCTTTAATGACGAGCGATGTGTGTTGGAAAGTTAAGACTAAAGAATTATATGTTAAGAGTGGTGGTAGTCTTAGTATGCAAAGGCATGAAGAAAGAAATGAACTATGGTTTGTAGCACAGGGTGTAGCTACAGTCTATACCTTAGATGAAGGTCGTACTTTTAAAAAATTGTTAGGCATCTACAATAAGTTTGACACACTGACTATTCCATGCTATTCATGGCATCAACTTGTTAATGAAGGAGAAGAACCATTAGTCATAATTGAGATACAGTACGGTACAAATTGTATAGAGGAAGACATTGAAAGGTTCGATAACTATGCAACAGACGATAGAGACTACGGTTGTTAAGAAAGGTCCATGCTCTGCATGTAAGTCTAGTGATGCTTGTGTAACGTATTCAGATGGACATGCATGGTGTTTCTCTTGTAGTACTTATTTTAAATCAGAAGGAAATGATATGCAGCAGGTACAACATAACTCAGTTAAGCCTATGACTACCCCTCAAGGAAAGATTACTGACATACCAGATAGAAAGTTAGCCGAAGCTACATGCAGAAAATATAATGTTCGTACAGTACGAGATAACTCTAATAAAATTATACAACATCTTTATCCTTACTACGATAACGATGGCAACCATGTAGGTGATAAGGTTCGTACACTACCAAAGAACATTCATGCTACTGGTAGTGTAGCCAACGGCACACTGTTTGGTCAGCATCTGTTTACTGGTGGTGGTAAGTATGTCACCATATGTGAAGGTGAACTAGATGCACTCGCCGCATACGAGATGTTAGGTAGTAAGTGGCCGGTCCTTTCCATTAAGGATGGTGCAGCATCTGCATTGCGTAACTGCAAAGATAACTTAGAATACTTATCTAAGTATGATAATATTGTTCTGTGTTTTGATTCAGATGACGCAGGTAAGAAAGCTGCCAAGCAGGTAGCATCTCTGTTTGAACCAGACCAGTGTAAGATCGTTAACCTTACTGACTATAAAGACTCATGCGACTATCTTCTTAACGGTAAGCGAGAAGACTTTACCCGTGCATGGTGGAACGCTAAGATGTACACACCAGCAGGTATTCTTAACCTTGCTGACATGGGTGCCGCACTATACGAGGAAGGTAACTACAAGACCTGTCCGTATCCTTGGCAAGGCATGAACGATAAGCTGTACGGCATACGTACAGGTGAGTTAGTAACCTTCACTGCAGGTACTGGTACGGGTAAGTCCAGTGTTATCAGAGAGTTACAACACCATGTACTTATGAATACAGATGAGAACATTGGTGTTATTTCTTTGGAAGAGAATGTACGTTCAACTATCTTTCACCTCATGTCAGTAGAAGCTAACGCTAGGCTGTACATCAGAGAAGTACGCGAACAGTTTAGTCGTGGTGACTTGGAGAAGTGGCAAGAAGCTACGGTAGGTACACGTAGGTTCTATGCCTTCGATCACTTTGGTAGCATGAGGACTGATGAGATACTTGCACGTATCAGATACATGATCAAAGCACTGGACTGTAAGTGGATATTCCTTGACCACCTATCCATCCTTGTGTCAGGCTTGGAAGGTGACGATGAGCGTAGGAACATTGACAACCTGATGACTAAGCTACGATCTATTGTAGAAGAAACTAACGTAGCCTTGTTGCTTGTGTCTCACTTACGTAGGACAGGTGCAGACAAGGGACATGAAGACGGTAAGGAAGTTAGTCTCGCCCATCTTAGGGGTAGTCAAAGCATAGCTCAACTGTCAGATGGAGTGGTAGCTATGGAACGCGACCAGCAATCTGATGATCCTAATGTTGCTAACACTACTACCATTCGAGTGTTGAAGAATAGGTACAGTGGTGACACTGGTGCAGCGTGTCATCTGTTCTTTAACAATGACACAGGACGCTTGACAGAGGTAGATAGTTTAGGTAGTGATAAAGAAGAGGATAACGATTTGGAGTTATAAATGGACGTAGTTCTGGACATAGAGACTGATAGCTTAGATGCTACAGTTATCCATTGCATTGTGGCAAAAGAAAGAGAGTCAGGAAAGTACCATGTTTGGAAAGAAAAAGAATGTTATAATTACTTTCCTCTATTTGCTAAGAGAGTAAACAAGTTTATAATGCATAATGGAATATCGTTTGATGCTCCAGTACTGAACAGATTAACTGGGACAAAGATCAAACTGTCACACGTAGAAGACACACTGATCTTATCTCAGTTGACTGATCCGGTACGTGAAGATGGACATTCTCTTCAGGCATGGGGTAACAGATTTGATTATCATAAGATAAACTTTAAAGACTTCGATCACCTGTCCGATGAGATGATCACGTATTGTAAAAGAGATGTGGACATAACTGAACGGGTATGGATTAACTTACAACAAGACATAAAAGATATTGGTAGACGATCTATTGATCTTGAATACAAGATTAGATCGTTAGTCAGTAAGCAAGAAAGGAATGGGTTTACCCTTGATTTACAGAAAGCAACTGGTCTTATCGCACGGCTACAGGACAAGTCGGATGAACTACAAAGAGAAGTTCAAACAAGATTTGTTTCTATTCCTGTGGCAGTTAAAGAAATTACACCTCGTTACAAAAAAGATGGCAGTCTTTCTGTTGTGGGTCTGCGGCATATACAAGACCCAACAACAGTTGGAGGACCGCACACATCTATTGATTACCAAACATTTAATCTTGCCTCCCGTCAGCAGATCGTTAGTCGATTAACTAAGTGTGGTTGGCAACCTAATAAGTTTACAGAAAAAGGACATGCAATCGTAGATGAATCTGTGCTTCGCGGAGTGGACATTCCAGAGGCACAGATGATTGCAGAATATCTAACACTAAAGAAACGTATCGCCCAAGTTAAATCTTGGATAGCGGCGGTTCATTCTGATGGGAAAGTTCATGGACAAGTTCTTACATTACGTGCAATCTCTGGACGTATGGCACACCATTCACCTAACATGGCACAGGTTCCTGCAAGCTACTCTCCCTACGGCAAGGAGTGCAGAGAGTGTTGGACCGTTGGAGATACAACTAATATTCTTGTTGGTTGTGATGCTTCTTCGCTTGAGTTACGGGCATTAGCACACTATCTAAATGATCCTAAGTTCACCAGTGAAGTAGTAGATGGTGACATCCATACAGCAAATCAAAAGGCAGCAGGTCTTGATACACGTGATCAAGCCAAGACATTTATCTATGCATTTATTTTTGGAGCAGGTGCAGCTAAGATAGGTAGTGTAGTAGGTGGTACGGCACAGGATGGTCAACGCCTGATAGATAGATTCTTATCTAACGTACCAGCATTAGCGGTACTAAGAGAAAGAGTTGACAAGGCAAGCCAGAGAGGTTATCTTATTGGTCTTGATGGTAGACATTTAAAAGTACGCAACCAACATGCAGCAGTTAACTTACTCATACAAGGAGCAGGTGCTGTTATTTGTAAGCAGTGGTTAGTAGATATAGATATACTATCTCGTAATAAGAAACTTAGTTCTAAACTAATTGCTTCGATTCACGATGAGTATCAGCATGAAGTATTTAAACCTCATGCTAAAATATTTGGAGAGTTAACTAAACAGGCTATGAAAGAAACAGAAAGGAAATTGAAAATCAAATGCCCATTGGACAGCGAGTACAAGATCGGCCACAACTGGTCAGAGACTCACTAGTAACTCTTAACCTTACAGAATTAAGAGTAAGCGATTTTATAGGTAAGTCTCGTAACAGACAGAACAGAGGAGCAGGAATATATGACGCTGCTGTAGCTGACACACACAAGATAGATACTTTAGGGGCAGAAGCAGAGTTAGCGTTTGCTAAGATGTGTGACATTTATCCTAGAGATTTCTTAGTCTTAGAACCTAAGTCAAAAGCTAAAGGCACTGACGATGGTGATCTTACAGTAGATGGTATTAGTATTGATGTAAAAGCTACTACCCATGAGAAGGGTATGTTATTGTCTACATCAAAGCATACATCTGGAATAGAGTTATTTGCTTTGATGGTTAAGAAAGGAGATGATACGTTTCAACTTAAAGGATTCATGCTTGCCGATGAGTTAGCTAAAGAAGAAAGATTCGGTAGAGCAGGAGGTAAGCTAAGACGAGCAGCTTACGTAGCTACACAAGATGAATTGTATAACTATGCGGAGGCAGTAGAGCGTTTAAAATACAGAGAAAAAAAAATTAAAGAAAGTTGTTGACACCTGATTGGTGTTAGTTTAAAGTACGAAAATAAATTATCAAGCCACAATAGAGTGGCACAACCAAAGGAGAATATACTATGGACGTAAATATTATTTCTGGTAAAGCATACTGGGCAAGCATCACGGCACCTAACACTACCTATGAACCTGTTTGGTCTGTGGATGTATGCTTGGATGAAGACTCTAAGAAGAAAGTTGAAAGCTTGGGTCTTGCTGTTCAGAATAAAGGTGATGACCGTGGAGACTTTGTTAAGATCAAACGCAAGGTCAATAAGAAAGACGGTTCAGTTCGTCCATCACCTGTGATTAAAGATTCTCAAAACAATACTTGGGATGGTAGCCTTGTAGGTAATGGTAGTTTGGTTAATGTTAAATTCTCTACCTATGATTGGACCTATGCTGGCAAGAGTGGTGTAGCATCAGACTTGATGGGTGTACAAGTTGTTGATCTAGTCTCGTATGGTGGAGATGGATCAAACTTTGATGCTGTAGATGGTGGTTATACAGTAGCTACACAACAAGAAGAAGGAGAAGATGTACCGTTCTAAGTAGTTGCACTAGGGTCTGCTACTCTCATTGAAGACTATTATTAATGAGGATATGGGCAGAATTTATAACAGGTGTGGAGAGGGACTGTTATTTTGTTAATTCACAAGAGGAATACAAATGAATAAAGCTTTAATTATTGGAGGTTCAGGCCAAGATGGTTTTTACCTTAGTCAGTTTCTGTTGGGTCAAGGCTATCACGTTCATTCTCTTGTTCGTAGATCGTCAGTAAATAACTTTGAAAGAATAGATCAACTAGAAAGTAAAGTAAATTTTCATACATCTTATGGAGATTTAACTGATGCTTCAGGATTACTTAGGGTAATTAAAGAAGTACAGCCTACAGAAATTTATAACTTAGGCGCACAGTCTGATGTAAGAATTTCATTTGATATACCAGAGTACACAGGAGATGTAGATGGACTAGGTACTACCCGTTTGCTTGAGTGTATTAGAACTTTAGGGATGATTGATACCTGTAAGTTCTATCAAGCATCTACATCAGAACTGTATGGTAAGGTACAAGAAGTACCACAGACAGAGACTACTCCCTTCTACCCTCGCAGTCCTTATGGTGTAGCAAAACAGTATAGCTATTGGATGGTAAAGAATTACCGTGAAGCTTATGGATTGTATGGATGTAATGGTATTCTATTTAACCATGAGTCTCCTATGAGAGGAGACAATTTTGTTACACAGAAGATCGTTAAAGGTATTGTAGATATTATGCATGGTAAGAAAAAATATCTTACAGTAGGTAATCTAAATGCTAAACGTGATTGGGGACATGCCGCTGATTATGTAGAAGGCATGTGGTTGATGATGCAACAAGATGAACCTGACGATTATATTCTTGCTACTGGTAAAGCACATTCAATAAAAGAATTAATTGAGTATGGATTTAATAAATATCTTGGTGTACAATTACAGTGGGAAGAGGAAGGAGTTAATGAAATAGGGTTTGACATTAAAGAAAACTCAGAGTATAAAGGTATCCTAGTTAATTGTAGTCCTGAGTTTTATCGTCCAACAGAGGTTGATCTATTGTTGGGTGATCCTACTAAGGCAGAGAAAGAACTAGGATGGGAGAGAGAATATTCTTTCCATGATTTGATTGATGAAATGTTTGAGTATCAACTAGAAAGGAAATCAAGTTAATGACTACTGATCAAAAAGTTCTTCGCGCTTTGCAGAAGCGTATGCGTGTTACTCGTAAGACTGCTATCCAACGTGGGTGGGCAGAGAATCTTACAGCATCTATTGCGTCTCTCCGTAAACGTGGTTATGAGATTGATACAGTCACGGCTAAGACACCGGAAGGTGAAAACTATACACGCTATCGTTTGAACGAAGCTTAAAGGATTAGACAGAATGAGTAATAAAAAAATAGATACATTGGTAGAAGATATATATTCCCTCTTCACTTCAGAAGAAAAGGTGGATGTATCCCAAGATGATCTAGCTGTACTAGCAGAAGAGATTACTCGTTCTGTCTCCTTTGCTCTTACTGAAAGCCGTAAGCAAAAGAAAACTTTAAGGTTGTCTCTTATTGGTCAACCAGATAGAAAGATTTGGTATAACTTAAATAAGGAAGACAGGGAGGATGGAGAAGGCTTGAAAGGAAATGACTACATAAAATTCTTGTACGGTAATATCCTTGAAAGTCTTCTTGTCTTCTTGTGCAAGGCAGCAGGACATCCAGTTACAGATCAACAGAAAGAATTAAAGATTGAAGGTATTGTAGGACATCAAGATGCTAGAGTAGATGATGTCTTGGTAGATTTTAAGAGTGCTTCAAGTTTCTCCTTTAAAAAGTTTAAGGAAGGTGCTATATTTACAGACGATCCTTTTGGTTACATTGCACAACTATCTGCTTATGCCCATGCGAATAAGGTAAAAGATGCAGGGTTTATTGTGATAGATAAATCTAGTGGAGAGATAGCCTACTGTCCTGTCCATCATATGGAGATGATAAATGCAGAGGAAAGAATCAACCACCTCAAGAAGATGGTCAAGTCTCCTATCCTACCTGATAGGTGTTATGACGATATTCCTGACGGCAAGTCTGGCAATCGGCGTCTTGCTGTTGGCTGTAATTTTTGTGAGCATAAACGTGAGTGTTGGTCTAGTGCTAATGGTGGTAAAGGGTTACGAGAATTTAAGTATTCCAACGGTTCAAAGTTCTTAACTCATGTAGAACGTACACCTGATGTAGAAGAACTATATGCCTGAGAAATACAGGTCAGGTAGTGAAAGAACTACAGCCGAATATCTAAGAAGCGTGAAGGTTAAGTATGAGTTTGAACCATACTACATTCCTTATATGTGGATTGAATCTAAAAGATACTTACCGGACTTTATCCTACCGTCAGGTATAATCTTAGAAGTTAAAGGTAGGTTCACTTTAGAAGATAGAAAGAAACATTTGTTTCTAAGAGAATCTAATCCTGATCTTGATGTACGGTTTGTATTTGATAGACCAGCAAGCAAGCTATACAAAAGGAGTAAAACAACTTATGCAGATTGGTGTAACAAACATGGCTTTAAATATTGTAAGTTATCAGATGGTTTACCTGACAGTTGGTTAAATGATAAAAAAAGAAAACCTTCTAGTAGAGTTAGAAAAGCTAGTAGAAAATCAAAAGGCACCACCTCAACAACTACTGTTTCTTAGTGTACTATTACAGGCTATGCTAGATGCTACTAAGCCTGAACATAATAAAGAATCACATGAGTCTATCGTCTCCAGAAACAATGCAAAGGCTTGGTTCTTTGCATCTGTAGGTGTAACCGCTGAAGATTTCTATACTGTATGTGACATAGCAGGAGTTGATCCTGACTATGTTCGTACCTTTGCTTACAAGGTAATCAAGTCTAAAGAAATTAGCTACGTAAGGAAAAGAATTAATGCCGTCCTCACATTTGACTAGGAGTAAAAAGATGGATAGAGACACAGAGATTGCACAACTATATGCAGCACTTCCTAATTTTAAATTTGATGAAGGAGAATATATAGATGAAGTACATGAGTATGTAACCTCTACATACAAGGAACACTATGCAAAAGGTAAGTACCAAGCCACTGATGTAATACTAGATAGTGGACATGGTGAAGGTTTTGTAATGGGTAACATCTTAAAATACTGGAAGAGGTACGGTAACAAAGAAGGTAAGAATAGAAAGGACTTGTTAAAGATTATCCACTATGCCATAATCATGCTTCATGTACATGACCATATTAACAAAGGAGTTTAGTATATGCCCACCTTCCGCTCTAATGAAAACCCTATGTTTCGTTCTAAGTTTAGTGAGGATATCTTCAAACATAAGTATGCCCATCATGGTTGTGAGACATGGGCAAGTCTAGCATCTGTACTGGTAGAAGATGTTTGTTCTCCTCAGTTAAAGCAAGATGAGATAGATCAGCTTAAAGAATATATCACTGATCTAAAATTTATTCCCGGTGGTAGGTATTTGTACTATGCTGGTAGACCTAACAAGTTCTTTAACAACTGTTATCTTTTGAAAGCAGAAGAAGATACACGTGAAGATTGGGCAGACTTATCGTGGAAGAGTGAGTCATGTCTGATGACAGGCGGTGGTATTGGTGTAGACTACTCTGTATATCGCGAAGAAGGTAGAGTGCTGTCAGGTACTGGTGGCCTTGCTTCTGGTCCTATACCTAAGATGCTAATGATTAATGAGGTTGGTCGAAGGGTTATGCAGGGTGGTAGTCGTAGGTCAGCTATCTATGCCAGCATGAATTGGAAACATTCAGATATAAGTAAGTTTCTTGTAAGTAAGAACTGGTATGATATGCCAGTAGGAGATACAGGATTTAATATTGGTCAGGTTAAGGAACAAGACTTTAACTTTACTGCTCCGTTAGATATGACTAACATTAGTGTCAACTATGATACAGAGTGGTTGCTTAACTATTGGGAGACAGGAGATGTTGGGACTACTTTTAAGCAGAATGTACGACAAGCCTTACGTACTGCCGAACCAGGATTTTCTTTTAACTTCTTTGATAAAGAAAATGAAACGCTACGTAATGCGTGTACGGAAGTTACTTCGCAGGATGACTCGGACGTATGTAACTTAGGTTCAGTCAACCTTGGAAGGGTAGATAATCTAAAAGAGTTTAAAGATATTGTTCACTTAGCTACCAAGTTTCTTATGTGTGGTACACTTAAAGCAAAGCTACCTTATGATAAAGTCTATAAAGTACGAGAGAAGAATCGTAGGCTTGGTCTAGGTCTAATGGGTATGCATGAGTGGTTGATTAAGAGAGGTTCTAAGTATGAAGTTACTGATGAACTACACCAATGGTTAGGAGTTTATAAAGGAGTGACTGATGATACTTCTAAAAAGACTGCTGATGAAATGGGTATCAGTAGACCAGTAGCTAACCGTGCCATTGCACCTACGGGAAGCATTGGTATTCTTGCAGGTACAAGCACAGGAGTTGAACCAATCTTTGCTGTATCCTATAAGCGTAGGTATTTAAAAGGTGGTACACGATGGCACTACCAGTATGTAGTAGATAGTGCAGCACAGGAGTTAATTGATCTTTATGATACTAAACCAGATAACATTGAGTCTGCTCTTGATCTTGCGGGGGATTACAAAAGACGTATGAAGTTTCAAGCTGATGTTCAAGACTATGTAGATATGTCTATCTCCTCTACTATTAATCTACCATCATGGGGAAGTAAGCTGAACAATGAAGATACTGTTGTGGACTTTACTAATACTCTTGCCTCTTACGCACATCGCTTACGTGGCTTTACTGTATACCCTGATTCATGTCGTGGTGGACAACCACTAACATCTGTACCTTATAAGGAAGCTGTTGATAAGTTAGGTGAAGAGTTTGAAGAAGGTCTTGAGACACATGATATTTGTGATATCACAGGACATGGTGGGAGTTGTGGAGTATAATGCATACCTATTGCTGTTATAAAGAAGAACTTCCTATTGAACTGTGCAAGGGACTAGTGAATATAGGGAGAGAGTTAAATAAAGAAGAGGCTAAAGTTTTTAAAGAAGGTGATGATGTCAAGATGGAGGAGGTTAGGAATAATAAAATTGCATGGTTAGAAAATCCTGAACTAACTAGCATCCTTCAGTTGTACGTAGAAAAGGCTAATGCAGAAGCAGGATGGAACTTTAATGTAAATTGTTTTGAAACTCCTCAAGTTTCCTTTTATGGTAAAGGACAGTTCTATGATTGGCATATGGATACAGGAGTAGAGTTACCCTCTGATCCTTTTGTAAGAAAGTTATCTGTTAGCATTACGTTAGAAGATACTTTTAAAGGAGGAGACTTTCAGGTACAGGATTGGGTACATCCTCAAGCCAGTAAAAAATTCTCTACTCTCAAGGACATGAGGAAGGCAGGTAGCATTGCTATCTTTCCTTCCTTTATGTTTCATAGAGTAACCAAGGTAAAAGAAGGTGAACGATCTTCTCTAGTCTGTTGGTTTAGAGGGGAAAAGTTTACTTAATTTTTTTCTTGACAACTATTTTATAGTGTAGTAGGATGTACACGGTACGACCAATGTGGTGTACCTAATTAACTCGCTTAACAAAGGAGACTATAATGAATTTAGAAACTAAAGGAGATTATATAGCCTATCTAAATAGAAACGCTAAGACAATCCAAGACTATATGTTAGGGTTTGCTATGGACGATATGTTCAAACGGCTACCAAGCAACCTTGGTTCTTTTCCTCCGCATGACTTAGAGAAAAAGGATACGATGTATAAACTTACTCTAGCTGTCGCAGGATATTCTAAAGAAAATATAAATATTGAGGTGAAAGATAATTTACTTACTATCAAAGGAGATAGAGAAGAAAATGATAGAGAAGACTTCATAGTAACAGGTATTGCTGCACGTAAGTTTCGTAAATCATTCTCACTATCTGATACAATGGAAGTAAGAGATGCTGATCTAAAGGATGGTCTTCTTACTATAACATTTGAAGAGGTTGTACCAGAAGAAGAAAAACCTAAAGTAATTGAGATAAAATAATTATAACACTAGGGGTGCATCAAAGTAAGATGCATCCCTTTTTATGAGGATAAGAAACTAAGATGAGTAGTATACCTACTGTATATATAGGTTATGATCCTAAAGAAAAAGTTTACTGTGACGTTCTTGAGTACAGTATAAATAAACATGCCTCTTCTCCTGTTAACATTGTTAGACTAAAGCAGGATAGTGTTAGGCGTACAGGTTTGTACTGGAGAACTATGATAATTAAAGACGGTCAGCAGGTAGATTCATTTGATGAAAAACCTTTCTCAACTGAGTTTAGTTTTACACGTTTTCTTGTACCATTTCTAAATGTACATCAAGGACATGCCTTATTTATGGACTGTGATATGTATATGAGAGATGATATAAATAAACTATTTAACCTCTTCGCTTATAGAGATTTTTCTGTAGCTTGTGTACATCATACGTACCAACCTAATGACAAATATAAAATGGATAATAAATTACAGCAGACTTACTTTAGAAAGAACTGGTCAAGCTTTATGTTATTTAACTGTGGCAATCCAGAATTAAATGAACTAACTGTATCTGATGTGAACACTAGTAGCGGAGGTTGGTTACATGGTATGCATTGGGCAGAATCAATAGGTCAGATAACTGAAGAATGGAACTGGCTTGATGGTCATTCGCATGAAGACCTTGATCCTAAGTGTGTACACTTTACAACAGGTGGACCAATGTTCAGGAACTGGGAAGGTAAGAGAGAAATAGATAATCACTATGCAAAAGAGTGGAACGAACTATATAAGGAAATGAGTGAACAATATGACTAATTTTGTAACATCGTTTAGTGGAAAGAACTACGCTACTTATGCTAAGAGTATGCTTGAGTCAGTAGTAGAACATTGGGAAGAAGATTTAAAACTAGTAGCTTACTATGATTCATGTAGTGAA